GGCAATGACAAACTACGAAAACCTCGTAGTTCTTGGCCGCGCTGCCGCTGCCCCAGCAACAGGGACATATGCTGTCGGAAGTATCGTCTATAACAGCGCCCCCGCATCTGGTGGCTATGTCGGATTTGTCTGCACAGTCGCAGGAACACCTGGCACTTGGCAAACATTTGGGTTGATTTCTTAACCGTACTGGTGCGGCCCACCAGACTTTAATGTGTAGCGGGATAGCTACTCTGGAAACAAGGATTTGATATGTTGGAAAAAGTTGAAGTTGTCGATCTGATTGAAGCTCTTGAAAACGGCACTGTGCAAGTTCGCACCAAGACCGCCATCAAAGAAGATGGCGTTGAAATTAGCAGCAAGTTCCACCGCCACGTTGTCGCCCCAGGCGCTGACTACAGCAACGAGGACACCCGCGTCCAAGGCGTCTGCGCGGCCCTGCACACTGCCGAAGTGATTGCAGCTTACCAAGCAGCCATCGCTGCGCAAGGAGTCTGACATGGCACAGAATAGTCAAATCGCATTTGCCCCACTTGGCAACACCGTTGTCATCCCTGCGGCGGCTAGTGCGCCCACGGGCGTCCAGGCGCTCGTTGACGCACGCTTTGATGCTCAGGCCGTAGGCCAGTACCGCATCATCAACAGCAGCGCCAATACGGTGTTTCTTGGCATTGGCTCAACTGCTGCAATCGCTACGGCTAACGCAGTGGCCCCGGTCGCTGGCACGCCATCCGCAGCCATCGTGCTTGTCCCTGGCGCTGTTGAGGTCTTGCGCTTTGGGCGTGAGTCGTTCTTCTCGGGTCTGGCTTCTGCTGCCTCTACGGTTTACATCGTGCAGGGCGAGGGCATGTAATGAATCAGGTCGATGCAACCGATGCACGACTTCAGACGCATGAAGAAATTTGTGCGCTGCGGTACGAGGCCATCCAAAAGTCGTTCGAGTCGGGCAGCAAGCGCATGAGCCGCATCGAGTACATCCTCTATGCGCTGATTGCAGTCACGCTGCTCGGCCCAGGCTTTGCTGCGGAGATGTTGAAAAAAATGCTGGGGGTCTGATGATTGACCTCACCAAAGCCATTGGCGCGGTTGCTGCAAGCATTGCAGCGATTGGTGGCGGCTACACCCTTGCCGATAAATTTGGCTGGTTTGACCGAGCAATCATCGAATGGTCGCCTGAGAACTTCAAGATCGTGGCCGAGGCCGGAAAGCCGATCAACGTCACGGTTGCGCGGATCAAAAAGCGCGATGACTGCTCTGTCGAGAGTTTCACGCCCAGCATTAGGGATGCCGCCGGAATGATCCACGCAGCGACCACCACGGCCAGCAAGTTCAGTGGCCCAGCAGGCCCAGAGATTGACACCTTTACGTACCAGCTCACCATGGTGCAAAAGGAAAAGATTGCTCTGGGTACGGCAACCCTGCTGGCAACGATCAAATACAAGTGCCCAGAGGGTGAGCGCGTTGTGCAGTACCCGCGCCACCCCAACTTAAGTTTTGACCTGAAGGGGTAAGCAATGACCGTTTACCTCGCACTTAAGCAAAAGCTGCCCACCGGCACAATGCCTCGGTTTTTTGCCCGTGTTATTCGCACAAGACTTGTTAGCGCTTACTACCATGGCGGCATCGTCATCGACAATACATTGTATGAATCGACATTTGAAAAAGGCGTCAGCTCGCGGCCATTTGTGCAAGACGGCTGGGACTTGTATCATGTGACAAATCTTGACAGTGTGGATGTGTTGCAAAGGTTTACAAGTGTACAAAATAGCCCTTATGATTGGTTCAGTCTGTTGGCTTTTGTCCTACCTGGGCGGGCAAGCATGGCTCAGTGGTTTTATTGTTTTGAGCTGTGCTGGTATCTTATGTACGGCACTTCTCCGAATCATCGTGTCACCCCAGAAAATTTACTTATCGGAGTTTTTGATGCCAGCAAAACCAGGGCCGTGGGAGTGGTTCACTGAAAAAGTCCTTCCAAGTCTTTTCCTCGCGGTTGCCGTAAGCGTTGCGGCTACCTCGTTTGCGATATGGCAAAGCGTCAGTGAGCTAACTTCGACAGTGAGATACCACAAAGAACGCCTCGATAAGCTGGAAATGGCCCAGCAGCAACTGGTGACACGTGCCGAAATGTTGGAAACGCTCAAACGTGTGGAGCAACAGCTTCAAATTGTGCTGCTGCAATCTGGCGTTAAGCAAAAAATTGAATTGAAATAATCTTTTTTACCTTTCCAAGAAAGATGCTCAATATGGACTGGCTCAAACAAATCGCACCGACCATCGCAACTGCACTTGGTGGCCCGCTGGCTGGCATGGCTGTCTCTGCCATCTCCAAGGCCATTGGCGTGGATGAGGCCAAAGTGGGCGACCTGATCGCCAACAACAAGCTCACCGCCGACCAGATCGCCCAGGTCAAGATCGCTGAGATTGAGCTGCAAAAGCAGGCGCAGGAGCTGGGCCTGAACTTCGAAAAGTTGGAAGTCGAGGATCGCAAGAGCGCCAGGGAGATGCAGGCCACGACTCGCTCAATGATGCCACCCATCTTGGCTGGTGCTGTCACTATTGGCTTCTTCGGCATCGTGACGCTGATGTTTTTCAGCAAGATAGACGAAAACAACCCGGCCATCCTGATGATGCTCGGCAGCCTGGGCACGGCATGGACTGGCATCATTGCCTACTACTTCGGCAGCTCTGCTGGCTCCCAGGCCAAGACCGATCTGCTCTCTAAGGCAACAAAATGAACCTCACACCTCATTTTTCGCTGGAAGAACTGACAGCCTCAGAGACCGCCGAGCGCAATGGCTGGGACAACAGCCCCAACGATCAGGAGCTGGCCAACCTGACCCGCCTGGCTGACTTCCTGGAGCAAGTGAAAGTGGTGCTGGGCGGCAAGCCCATCATGATCTCATCAGGCCTGCGCACCAAGCTGGTCAACGATGCCGTGGGCAGCAAAGACACAAGCCAGCATCGCATCGGCTGCGCTGCCGACTTCAAAGTGCCAGGCATGACACCGGACGAGGTGGTCAAGGCTGTGATTGCATCGGGCATTGCCTACGACCAGGTGATTCGTGAGTTTGATCGCTGGACGCACATCAGCATCCCCAACAGCGAAAACACCAGCCCCCGCAAGCAGGTTCTCATCATCGACCGATTGGGCACTAGGCCTTACGCATAAGCGGCAGCACAGGCCACCAGAAAGGTCAGCCAGAGCAGGCCAAGGATGGCCATCACAAACCACCATGCAACGCTTTTTAGGTGGTCTCGCCACTTGCCTGCTGGCAGTGGTTCAGCGGCCAGCATTACCGGCCTGTACTTGGCCACCCTTGCAGGGCACTGCCGGCCTTGTTCGCAATTCCCATTGCAGCAGCTCATGGTGTCTCACTTTGATGGATGAGGGCAGTTTTCAGGCGGCACAACTACACACCAGACAGCACTGTATTGACCCCTCATAGGCTCTGACCAGCGGTCAATGTAGGCATCTGGCATTGCTTCAAGGATGCGACTGAGGGGGTCTTTGTCTACGCCGACCGCCTCTGTGATCTGTTTGACCGTGAGACCGTCTTCGCTGTCCCGCAGCACCCTGCGAACAAGTTCGTGCTTAGATTTCATGCTTGCCCCCTTGCTCGTATGGTTGCCGCGCAAACCGATGCATCTGAAAGCTCGCGATAAAAAGTCTCGTCTGCTTTGTCAAGTTCCTCACACGCCTTGGCGCATAGTTCGCGCTCAAGCAAAACTTCAGCATCCAACTGGGTCATCGGCACAAACTTTACCCGGCATTGATAACAGCCCCACAAACGTGCTTTGCCGTTTTCATCACGCCATGCAATTACATCGTGATTGCAATCAGTCATGCTTGCCCCCTTGCTCTGATGGCGTCTAGAGCAGCCTCTAGCGCACCAATACGCACCGCTAGGGCGCCTTCACGCTTGCCAAATGATGGTGCCAACCTGGTGTCGTTGATGGCGGCATGGTCAATCTCAGCTTGGATCTTTTCTATAAACGCCTGCCTCTCAGCTTCTACGGTCTTCTTGGTGACAAGTTCAACAAGGCGTTCAAGCTCGGCAGGCCAATGATTGAGTACGGTCGGCATGAACCCCGCCTCCCGCGCCATGCGGATGATGTCATCCATTGTTTTTCTCCTTGAGTTTGGCTTCAATGGCCTTGTACAAATCCTTTGTCTCGTAGCACCCTTGAAGTTTGACCATTAGCATTGCGTGCATGTCCGTCAGTTCAGCATCCGTCAGCCCAACCCATGTGCGCTGTGGTGGGGATTTATAAACATCAACACGTTCGTAATGCTCAGGATGACCTACAAATTTTTCTCCTGCTTTACCAACCGAGCCGTTATGCTCTCCCACCAAAAGTAATGTCCACGCCACCGGCTCCTGCTCTGGCTGTTTGCTCGCGGCTTTCCAACCAGACCACGCCCAATAAGCGGGGCTGTCCTTGCGGTAAGGGTTTCCGGTGTCGTCGTAATCGGCATTCCACCACTCATTGAAGGCGGCAGGTATGGCGTCCCATTGCTCCTGCTCTGGCTG